TTCATAGGAAGTAGAAATGACAAGCACACTAGATGTATTAGATTCGGACAATGTTCTTAATAGAGGCACAGTTGCTAACGACAACACTGGTGACACTCTAAGGTCTGCTGGACTTAAGATTAATACTCAGTTCGAAAATGTTGATAGTGCTATGTTCAATACATCATGGGCAGAATGGCCTGCTGGTGTAAAAGAGACTAACTCTGTTCTGCGTTATAATGGTTCTAAGTTTGTAGGGACAAATAACGCCAAGATTGACTCTGATGGCAATACTACAGTTTTAGGAACATTATCAGTAACTGATAGTGCAACATTCTCTGGTAATGTAAACTTAGGTGATAACGATATACTAAATTTTGGTAATAGTGATGATTTACAAATTTACCATGATGGGTCAAATAGTTACATTAAAGATGTTGGGACTGGAAACCTAGTTCTATTGTCTAATAATTATAGTCTTAAAAATGCTGCTAATGACGAACAGATTATTTCTGCTGTAGAAGACGGTGCTGTAGAACTTTACTATGACAACACTAAAAGAATTGAAACTACAAATGTTGGTGGAGCAGTTACAGGTTCTTTAGTTGCTGACTCTGCTACTATTTCGGGTAACCTTACTGCTAATACTATTAGTCTAGGTGCTTCTGGAACTATTAGTAGTGATTTGACTGTAGATGGCACAATCCAAGATGTACAGGGTAATGTTCGTGCGCTGGATGTTACGACCAATTCAACAACATCTGTAACAATTGCTTCTGGGTCTTCTGGCAAGTACTTTAGACTTACTGGCGCTGCTACTACAACCATTAACATTAATGCGGGTAACTTTGCTGCTGGTGATATTATTACACTACATAACACAACATCATCTAATATGACTATCGACTTTGATGCTAACTTCACCGATACAGTTTATATTACTGGTGATGGCACAGACAAAAACAATAGCACCATCACTCTTGATGGTTATGGTATTGCTACATGTATCGCATTTACTTCTGCTGGCATGATTATTAGTGGAAACGTAGGTTAATGAGTGTCACTCAATTGATGATTTTGACTGCTGGCAGCGGTGGTATTCGAAATGGTTTATCATCAGATACTGCTGGTGTAAGCGCTGCACAAATCCTAGCTAATTTTCCGAGCTCGACAGATGGAGTTTACTGGATTGATCTTCCTACTGTTGGTCCTACTCAGATTTATTGTATAATGAATACTAGTTATGATGGTGGTGGTTGGATGTTGACTATGAAAGCAACAAGAGGAACTACATTTGACTATACCGCAAGTTACTGGGAAAGTAACAATACGCTCAATCCAACAGAAACTAATTTGAATGACGGTGATGCAAAATACAATAGTTATAATTATTTTGCAGGAACTGATATCATGGCAAGATTCCCTGACGTATCAGCTGGAGGAACTTTAGGTTCTGGATTGAGTGCATGGACTTGGCATGAAAATAATTATTATAATAGTGGGTCATCAACAACCTTATTGAATCATTTTACCAATACGTCTAACAATACATATCTTCTAGAAAATGCTGCTGTAACTAGCTGGGCAGGACATTCGGGAGGACCATTCAGCGCACAGGGAGGTCACAGAAAGTATGGGTTTAATATAGACGAAAGTTCAATCTCACAAGCAGGTGCAAGAGCTAGATGGGGATTTGCTTGGAACAATGAGACATATGCTGGAACAAACGATGTATACAGTGGCATTGGTCTTAACTCAAGGCGGAGAAATACAAACGTTGCTTATTCTGCTGGTGATTTTATCGGTTGTTGTAAGACATATTCTGGGGTAGACAGAACTATGCGATTTGAGATGTATGTTAGATAGGAATGAAATAAATGCCCACAATTGTGTTTCAATAATAATATGATAACATTACAAAATTAAAGTGATTTATATTAATGCTGTAAAACTATGATAAATATAACCAAACAACTCAATGTGTAAGTAGGTAAAATGGCAAGACAAACTTTAGATATCGGCACAAATGCTAATGACGGAACTGGTGATACACTAAGGTCTGGTGGAGAGAAGATCAACGATAACTTTAATGAGTTATATTCAACTCTTGGGGGCAACAGTATTGCGTCTGTTGGTATCAATGCTTCCTTTGCTACTCAAACAATGACCGGAGATGGCGCTGTAAATGATTCTGATACTTTGATTTTGTTTAATAGTACTGGCACAATTGCTGCGACTCTTGGTGATGGCACATCAACTGGTGAATATAAAATCTTTTTGAATATCAACTCTGCTGTAGCAACAGTCACCCCAACGAATTTCGGTAATGGCACAAACTTCGCACTAAGTCAATATGGTTCTACACAAGCAGTGTGGGCGGGTTCAGACTGGTATCTGATCGGGAATAAAGACTCCGCAGACACCGACGTAGTAATTACATAAGAAGAGATAAAAAATGGTAGCAATAGTAACTACAGACACTAAACAAATCCTAGTAGAAAAACTAATAGAAGACTTACAGGCTGATTCTAACAACTACTACTTGGGTATTGGTAAGTCTGATGCATGGAATGAAACTGATACAGTTCCAACTACCATTACTGACATTGGAACTACTAGAAGAGAATTTAGAAACAGCCTACAGTCAATTCAAAAAATTGCATCAGTAAGTTATGTTGCTAAAAGATATAATTGGACTTCTGGCGCAATCTATCAGGCATATAATGATAATCAAACTTCTGCTCAAAATGGTCAATACTATGTAATTACTGAATCTAACCGTGTTTACATTTGTTTGAGGCAGGGTAGAAATAACTTGAATGCTGTTCATGCTTCTACTGTAAACCCTGATACAACAGGAACTACTACATCACCAGTAACGACTACTGATGGATATGTTTGGAAGTTCTTGTTCACACAATCTGCTACTAGACTTACAGCATTTTCTACATCTAACTTTATTCCTGTAGAGAAGATTACAGCAACTACTGGACTGAGTAACATTCAACAGTCACAGAAAAATGTTCAGGACGCTGCAAGTGTTGGACAGATTGTAGGTTATCGTGTTACTAGTGGTGGCACAGGATTTACAGCAGCTCCTACTATTGCAGTAAATGGTAATGGTAGTAATGCAAGAGCAGTTGCTCTCGTATCAGGTGGAGCAGTAGTAGCAGTAAATGTAGATGATTCTGCTAATGGATTCCCATTTGGGTCTGAGTATGACCATGCAAGTATTTCATTCTCCGGTGGTAATGGAACTGGACTTTCAGTTGAACCTGTTATTTCTGAGTATGGTATTGGAACAGACCCTAGAGATGATTTAAAATCAACATCTATTATGTTCAACTCTAAACTTGTAGGTGACGCTGGTTCAGGTGACTTCTTGACAGGCACAGGTGCAGACTTTAGACAAGTAGGTATTATTAGAAATCCTAAACTTCCTACAAGTAGGTCCGCTGCTGATTCTGATTTTACAGCAACTACAGGAAGTGCTTTAAGAATTCTGAGTGTTGGAAGTGGAGCTGGTCTTAACGTTATTCCAGTAGATAATCCTATTTCTCAAGGGACTTCTGATCCTAAGTCCAGAGCATTTGTTGATAAAGTTACTGGTTCAAGTTCTGCTGCTACAATCTTATATCACCAAAATGAGAATACAGGATTTTTACCATTTTCAGTAGGTGGAACTGCATTAATAGACTCAGCAACCCCTGCTAACACAGGGACAATTCTTTCCGACTCTGATGGTGAAGTAAATCCTTACTCTGGAGATTTGTTATATGTAGAGAGTAGAGCTGCTGTTGAAAGAACTACAGCAGGAACAGAAGACATTAAAATTACTATTCAGTTTTAATAAAGGTTAAATAGAAAATGCCAATTACAAAAAATGAAAATACTTTTTCGTCCACTTATAAGGATGATTTTAGTGAAGGTGATAATTACCAGCGAATTCTATTTAATTCTGGTAAGGCTCTTCAGGCAAGAGAACTTACTCAAATGCAGACCATCATTCAAAAGCAGATGGAACGCTTTGGCAGAAATGTCTTCAAAGAAGGTTCTGTTGTAATTCCCGGTGGTCTACAAGTAGACAATGAAATTCAATATGTAAGACTTCAAGGAACTCCAACACTTTATGCTGGTGATATCTTAACTGAATCTGGGACTAACATTAAGGCAAGAGTAGTTGATTTTATTGCAGCAACAGGTAGTGACCCTGCAACTGTATATGTCGATTATATTGATCAGGGTAATGCTAGTGGAGGATCAACCACTCTTGCCTTTTCAAGTGCAGGAACATTAACAAATACAAGTAGTAGTGGAGGAACAACACCTGTTTCAGTTGAAGTGTTTTCATCTGGAAATACTCCTGTAACTGGTAAAGGTTCTAAAATCGCTATCAATGATGGCGCCTACTTTATTCGTGGAATGTTTGTTCAGACACAAGCACAGAGCAAAATTATTTCAAAATACTCTAATACACCTACAACCAACATTGGTTTTGTTATTACAGAAGATATTGTTACTGTAGATGACACCAATGCTCTTTATGACAACCAAAATGATCTTCCTAATGAAACTGCACCGGGTGCTGACAGGTATAGAATTACACTTACCTTAGCAGCTGAGAGTGAAAGTATTGTAGACTCAGATACTAACTTTATCATTACCAATAGATTGATTAGTGGTAGACTGCAAAGAGAAATTGATGAGAATACCTACAGTGTTATTGGTAAGGAGTTAGCTACTCGAACATTCGAAGAGTCTGGTAACTATGTAGTAGGTGGATTTTCATCTAAATTTAAACCTAAAGATGCTGATGAATTTACATTAGATGTTTCTGCTGGAACTGCATATGTTAATGGTTATAGAGTTACTAGACCCGATAACACACTTATTGATGTGAATAGGTCACAGACGACTACTGGTTCTCTAGAAAATGAAAATATTGCTGCTAACTATGGGCATTATATTGTATCAAATGATATTAAAGGTCTGCCTGATGTTAGTTCACTTGAACGGTGGAATCTTTACAGTGATTCTGGAGAAGCTATCCATGACTCTAAGATTTTAGGAACAGCTAGAATTAGAAATGTTCTTGAAGATGGTGCTAACTATAGATACCATATTTTTGATGTTCAAATGACTGGTTCCAATAACTTTAGAAATACAATTAGTATTGCAGCAGACTCTGATAACTATGCTAATCTAGTATTAGAAAACAATAATGCTGTAATCAAAGAAGCAAATAACAATAACGTATTCTTCCAATTACCTCGCAATAGACCCAAGATAGAGGATGGTGTAGATGTAAATGGTCTTACTGTCCAAAGAAGTTTTACAAAAGCTGCTACTGCCGGGGAACTGTCTATTACTAGAACTGGTGGAGAATTGGGTTCTAATGACATTGGTGCGAATGTTACAGGTTGGATTATTGCAAAAGTAAGTGATGGTATTGTCGTAAACGAAACTCCAACATTGGAAGGAACTCCAACTGGTTCAGTAGTTAAATATACTGGTTTAGATGGCACCGATCAATATCAAATTTTGGGATATGTCTCAGTAGGTTTGACAGGTTCAGGACAAAGAGGCAAAACTTTGTCTACCCAAACTCAAACTTTCAACAATACTAGTGATGTTGAAAGTGATGGTTCTGGACTTAGATTCTTTACCTTACAGGACTATGACATTTATAGTTTTGACTCTATTGGTGATGCAGCTGGCAATAGCATTACCAATAGATTTATTACAGATAATGGTCAAAGAGACAACTTCTATGACAGAGGTAGAATTATCTTAAGAAGTGGTCAGTCTATTCCAACTTCTACAAAAGCATACTACAAGCATTTTGAGCATGCTGGATCAGGAAACTTCTTTTCTGTAAACTCGTATCCAAACTCTATTGCCTATGAAGATATTCCAACCCATAGACTACGCAATGGAACTGAAGTTGAACTTAGAAATGTATTAGACTTTAGAAGCAAAAAGCACACTGATGGCACTTTTAGTGGTGGTGAGGCGTATGTGCATGAACTTCCATCTAATACTGATATTATTACTGCTGATATTGAGTATTATCAGTCCAGAAAAGATGTATTGGTTGCATCACCTGAAGGTGGGTTGATTTATATTGAAGGTAAACCAAGTGCAAATCCAGTAAAACCTGAGATTTCACCTAATGCTATGGAACTAGCAAACTTTACTCTTAATCCATATACTGATAATGTATCCGACTTGACTGCTACTACTGTCAACAATCGTAGATATACTATGAGAGATATTGGTGGTATTGTCAGCAGAATTGATAACTTAGAAGAAGCTGTTACACTTAATCTATTAGAACTTGAAACATCTACACTTGAAGTGCTAGATGCTAATGGTAATAATAGATTTAAGAACGGTTTCTTTGCAGATAATTTCAAAGATTTAGTATTCTCTGATATTTTCTCGGATCAATATTCTGCCGGGTTAGACCTTGATGAAAATACTATTACACCATTTGGCGTGCAAAACAATGTGCGGATGAGACATAATAGTTCACATACAACTGATTCTGGTGTAATCCAAAAAGGTGATTTAGTCTTCCTTGATTATACAGAAGTAAATGAGATTAATCAAGACGTAGCAACTGAAACTGAGAATGTAAACCCATTTGATGTTATTCTTTACAATGGCACTCTTACTATTTCTCCTGAAAGAGATGAGTGGAGAGAAGCAAGAGTAGTAGACACCATTAATGCTACTGGACGAGCGAATGAGTTAAGAACCAGTGAAGCAGCTAGACGAAGATTAGTACAAAACCTCATTAGACCTAGTGAATTCGTTAGTGCTGAAGATTTAGGTGCGCAAAGCCTTGATATTGGTGTTGGTGATATTATTACTGATTTCAATAGAAGTAATAGAACTAGTTCTTCCACTCAAATATCTAATGAACGTTTCGGCTTCTTCGCTGGGCGTAGAAACAACTTTGGGGAAATCAGACCCGGCCGGGTCACAACTACTAGAACCACTACAACAGTTAGAGGTATTTTTGGTTCAATAGTAGTTGGTCTTTCGCTTCTTCCATTTGTTCGTTCTAGAAAAGTATTCTTTAGAGCAGAAGGTCTTGCTCCTACTAGAGAACACTTCTTATACTTTGATAGAACACCGATCAAAGATTTTGTAAGAGAAGAAGCAAGTGGATTCAAAAGATTTACTGATAGTAGTAACCTAGATGACTTTACTAACGGGCAATATTTTGAAGTAACTGCTCATCCAGAAACTAAGTCTACACTTGTAACTAATACTGTTGGTGTTATTGAAGGGTCTTTCTTTATCCCTAATAACGATACATTACGATTTGATACTGGTGATAGAAAAGTTACAATCCATGATCTAGATCAAACAACAGCAACTTATAGTGAAGCTGCTCCATCTTCTATTGCATTTGCAAATTATACATCTTTGGGTATAGAAGCATCTGTAGTTAATTTGGCATTTAGTTCTACAAATTCTAGGGAAAGAACTCGAACATTCTTTACCCCTAATGAACCAATCGCACAGTCTTTCCAAATTCAAAATACTGAAGGTGGGTTTGTTACTAGTATTGAAGTATTCTTTGCTACAACTCCAAATTCAAAGAACTCAGCTGGCGAGAATGATGCAAATGATAATACTCCTATTACATTACAACTTAGACCCGTTGAAAGTGGTGTTCCATCACAGGATGCAATTGTTCCGGGTGCAGTAAAGACTTTGATTCCTAGTGAAGTATCTGTCACACCTTTAACTACTACAACTACTATTGAACAAGTTCGTGCTAATCCTACTAAATTCGAATTTGATGCTCCTGTTTACTTACAGGGCAATACTGAGTATGCATTAGTATTGATTGCAAACACACAGAACTATAATGTGTATGTTTCAAAACTTGATGATTTTGTCATCAATGATACTGATAGAAGAGTTAAAAAGCAACCGTCTCTTGGTTCCTTCTTCATGTCTCAAAATGCTATTACATGGACACCAGATCAGTTTAGAGATATGATGTTCAAAGTTAATAGAGCAGATTTTGTTTCTTCTGGTAAGGCTGTGTTTGAAAACAGAGCAATTCCTACTACTAATCCGGGCATCAATCCAATCTCCACAACTAATGGTGATAGTGATATTACTATTTTGTTACCTAGTTCTGGATTTGTAAAGAATGATAAAGTCTTTATTTCTGGACTGGACTCTTCTACCAGATATGGTGGTATTTTAGGTAGCACAATTATTGGTGAACAGACTGTAAAGAAAGTAGATGGACGTTCATTCCAGATTACTGTAGATTCTGCTGCAACTGAAACTATCCTAACAGGTGGCGCTGCTTTAACATCAGAACGAAATATTCTAATGGATGAGATGCTTGCAAACATCAACTCTTTCTTACCATCAACAGGAACAACTGTTAGCACAACAGCTGAACTTACAGGTGGTGCTTCGTTAGTTACTGCGAACAATGCTACTAACAATGCATATGGAGAGTTAAGTGCAGTTGACATTATACCTTATCAGTTGACTAGATTTGAATCTCCAAGAGTTATTGCATCTTCTAGAATTGAAGAAGATGAGTTTACTGGTGGGTCAGCAGGTAGAAAGTCTGTAACATTTACATCTACACTTTCTACAAATGATGGATATATCTCTCCTGTAATTGACTTACAAACGTTATCTGTTTCTGCTGTAAGTAACTTTATTGATAACCAGACTGCTGATTCCGCAACTGCTGCTGAACCTAATGTTACATTTAATAATCCTATTGATTTTGTAGCAGACAGTGCAGCAAACTCTGGTTCATCTTTGTCAAAGCATATTACTATTCCTATCAATCTTGGTGAACCGGCTGTTGGACTGAAAGTTCTTCTTGCTGCTAACAGACCTAGTGGTTCTTTCTTTGACCTTTACTTTAGAACATTACCAGCTGGTTCTGATACTGATATTGAAACTGTTAAGTTTGTCTTGGCAACAGAAGATACCAGTGTTCAAACTGATGATAACAGAGATATCTTTAGACAATATGAATATACTATCGGTGGAACAACAGGAACATTAACACCGTTCTCTACCTTCCAGTTGAAGATTGTATTCAGGTCACAGAACTCTTCTAGAGTGCCTAGACTTAAAGATTTGAGAGCAATCGCACTGGGAACATAATGAATGAATGATGATTATGTAAAGGTTGAGGGCAGTCCTAATCTTGTAAAAGATAAAATCACAGGGATTGTCCTCAACAATGATAAGAGTGGTCTAGCAGCTGCTAAACGTAGAAAGCAGTTAGTAGAAGAACAAAAAGAAGAAAAGAAACTCATGCAGAAGTTAAAATCTGATAATGATGAGTTGAAAGATGAAGTAGCAGAATTGAAAGAACTTGTAAAAAGTTTGATTGATTCTAAAGTATAAATAAATAGAAAATACTTTTTAGAGGATAGCATGGCTCAGCAAAGAGATTTGAAAATTGATCAAGGAACTGATATTACGGTTGAACTACATCTCAAAGAAGAGAATGGCAGTCCTAAAAACTTGTCTGGTCATGTATTAAGAGGTAAGATTAAAAAGAACTATGACACTACTGACAGTGATCAAATTTTTGATTGGATCACTTCTGTAAATTCTCCTGCTACAGCTGGCATTGGGACGATTACATTAACAAGTGCAGTAACAGATACTATGAAATCTGGAAGATATGTTTATGATATCGAACTTGTAAGTGGGGATGCAACCGAAATTGTAGAACGAATTCTAGAAGGAAAAATTAATGTCACTCCTTCTGTCACAAAGTAGGAAGATATAATGGCGACCTATGTAAGTGAACTAAGAAGGAATGCTGATACTAAAAAGGTAAAGATTAGTTATAAAGACGGCACTACTATTGTTGAAAAAATTGTTGTCGGAAAACCTATATCCTTATCTGATGTAAGAGGCAACTTACTTAGAGACTTAAATGATGTTGCTGATAGTGATGGAGTTACTTTAGGTGGAAACACTGCAAACGTAAAAGATGGGAGCCTTCTGGTTTTCAATAAAAGTTTAAATAGATTCGAGACTACTACAACATTAGGACGAACTGACAGGCCGAATCAAGTACAGACCATTAACGGGGGTGAATACTAAATGGCCGTCATTCTTATAAAACGTGCGGATAGCGACGGTAAACCAATTGACGGTAGTCTTGCCCGTGGTGAACTTGCCTATGCATTTGGCACTGGTACTGACAATAATGAAGGTCAGCGATTATTCGTAGGGGTTCCTAATGGTGGTTCAAGTAGAACTGCTATTGTTGGTGGTGAATATTTCACCCAATTCTTAGACCACACTCCCGGCACTCTTACAGCATCTTCTGCTATTATTACAGATGCTAGTAATAAAATTGACCAGTTAAAAGTTGATGTATTAACCTTAGACAGTAATGTAATCTCTACAAGTTCTGACAATCTTGTTTTGAATCCATCTACAGGTATTGTCTCTATTGGCAATCTTGAGTTTGAGTCTAATGAGATTAGAACTACTTCTGCTAATGAAACTCTTATCATCAACCCTTACCCAAGTGCAGACTCTGGTACAGTAATTATTAAAGGTAACCTGAGAGTTGATGGTACTACAACTACTGTAAACTCTACTGAAGTTACTATTAATGATCTTGCTATTGTTCTTGGCGATAGTGCAGGAACAGACAAGGTTGAGTTTGATGGTGCTGGTATTATTGTTTTCGATGCAGATGCAAATGCTGTATTTGGAGCAACTTCTCCAAGCATTACATACGATGGCACTAATGACCGTTGGAACTTTAGTAGAGCTATTAATGTAGACTCTGCTATTATTAATAACGCAATTATTAGTAACACAACATTTACTGATAGTGCATTATCTCAGTTCTTAGATAGTGATGATTTTGTCTTTAGTAGTGGTCAGGCAAGTCTTAAAGCAGAAGCTATTCAAGATGTTGTTGGAGCAATGGTCTCTGCCAATACAGAAACAAATATTACTGTAACATATCAGGATGTTGATGGAACTATTGACTTTGAAGTTCCTACTGCTACTACTGCACAAGTTGGTGTAGCACAATTTGACAGTGATGAATTTAATGTAGTTGCAGGATTTGTTACAATTGACACTGTTGACGGTGGAACCTACTAGTATAAATAGATAAAAGTGGCGATGCTCATATAGTTATCGTCACTCTAATATAAAAAATTTGAGACTTATATAAGTCGAATGTAGGGTTGGAGACGTAATGTCAACTATTAAGTTACGCCGCAGTGCTGTATCTGGTAACAAACCGAATACCTCACAGTTAGATTTAGGCGAAGTAGCCATCAACACGCATGATGGCAAGATGTTCTTTAAGAGAGATAAGAACGGTGAGCTGTCTATTATTGAACTAGGCGGGGCAGCAGTTGCTGAGAACGTTTTCTATGTTTCCAAAAGCGGTAATGATAGTAATGCTGGAACAAGCATTGACCGTGCATTCCTTACACTCGATAAAGCATTAACAGTAGCAGCAGAACGCAGAGGTGCTGCTGGACTTGATTCTGATGGTGCAGAAGGTTCTGTATTAGAAAATAAAACTCGCAGAGATTTAGGTCTTTATATTGATGCTGCAAAATATGATGTAGCACTTGGAACAAAGTTTAACCAAGTATTCCAAGGTAGAGCAGGATCATATACTAAAGGTATTACTGAAGTATTATTCAGTATTGATGCAACCAAAGACCTTGTAAATGACCTTTCTGCTATTAGTGGTGATGCTACTTCTCTTTCTAGATCAGATGCATATTTTGATGAAGTCAAAGACATTATTCAAAATGGTAGAAATAATGCTGATGCTCTAGCAGCTGCACAATATCCTACTCCTACAAATGCTTCTACCTACTATGACTCTTCTCAAACAGAAGATGATGCATCTAGGTCAAAAGTTAAACTCTTAAACAACAAAGTCTTTATTTCTGAAGAAGTAAACGAGTTTGTAAAAGCAACCTATGATATTTCCTATGATAGTGCAAAATGTAAAAGAGACATTAGATTTGCTGTAGAAGCACTTGCCTATGATGCAACCTATCTTGGTAATGCTGGTGCCTATGATAATGCTAACTTCTTCTTCCATAATGGCGCACAGATTCCTGCCTACCAAAAGACAGAAACTGCTGCTGCCTATGATAGAATGGCAGTGGTCCTAGAAGGGGTTCTAAAGGACAGTGCGGTGGTGTTGTCTGGCTCGGGGGGGAATTATACTACCACACAAAATACTACTGGACTTTCTCCTAGACAGTTAAAGATTGATGAACTTTCTGCGTCTACTACTATGATTGGTAATGTAATCAAAAATGGTGTGTCGTCACTCCCTGCTTCTAGAATTACACCTGACTTAGATAGTAGAGTTACCTTTAGTAGTGCTGGTCTTGACACAGCAGCATTAAAGACTTCGTTTGATGCTATTGGAACAAACAAGACTACTATTATTAATAATGTTATTGATTTGGTAGATAGTGAATACCCATTATTGTTTGGTATTGGTGACAGATATGTAGATGTTCTTGATGCTCCTGAGATTGCATCTACAATTTACTTGAAGACTGGTGATTATACTATTAACAATCCAGTAGAAGTTCCAAAGAACGTATCTATTATTGGAGACAACCTGAAGAATACTAGTGTTCGTCCTAAAAACAAAACTTCTGATATGTTCTATGTAAATAATAATGGATATATTTCAGACATTACATTTAGAGACCATTTACAACCAGCTGCTGTTATTGCATGGAATCCAGCAGGAGACTCTGCTTCTAACATTATTGTAAACTCTCCATATATTCGTAACTGCACATCTATTACTGGACCAGACTTATCTAGAAATGATGATGGAACATATGTCTATCCTGATGCTGCTGATGCTGCTAAACCAGCACAAGGTGGTGATGGTATTCGTAATGATGGTTCTAAGGTAGGTGGCATTCGTTCTATTGTTGTAGACTCCTTTACACAGATTAACCAAGGTGGTAAGGGTGTATATCTTCTCAATAGAGGATACTGTCAGTTAGTATCAGTCTTTACAGTATATTGTGATGTAGGGTTCTTGGCAGAGAATGGTGGATTTGCTTCTATTACAAACTCTAACAGTTCTTTTGGTAATATTGGATTGAAAGCAACTGGTGTAACTCCAAAGTTATATGAAGCTTCTGTAGATAACAATCAGGACCAGATTGATAATATCATTACACTTAAGAACTTAACCAAGAGACCAAATATCTCAGATGCTATCAAGTTCTCTTCTGACCCACTTTACTATACTGTAGATTCTGCTTCTTATGATTCTGATACTGGATTAGGTTCAATTAAACTTCAGGAAGCACCTGATATTAATTTATCAGATAATGACTCTGCTACATTCCACCAAAGAAGTGCATTATCTTCTTCTGGACACACATTTGAGTGGATTGGAACAGGCACAGACGTAAGAACTGCATTCCCGTATCGTGGTGGTGTTCCTAACCAAACAGATGAAGTAGTTCAAGACTCAGACAGAGCTGGACTTTGCTTTGTAACTAGCACAGACCAAAAGGGTGACTTTAGAGTTGGAGAAGACTTCCTTATTCAAAGATCAACCGGAACTATTGAAGGGCAAGCATTTGATAGAAGTCTTTTTGCCCGTGTAACTCCATTCTCACTCGCACTTGAGGACTAAACATGGCTGAACTAAATGTATTCAAAACTATAACAAAAACTATTGACACAAGCAACCAGACAATCTATGCTGCACCAGCAAACTATACTGGTATTGTATTGTCCACACAGATTGCTAATGCGTCAGACTCTGATGCTAACTTGACCTTTACCTATCATGATTCTGCTAGTGCAACAGGTGTTGAACTACTTTATCAGTTTGATATTCCTGCTAGTGATACAGCAAATGGTTCTGTAGGAAAGTTGGTAATCCAGTCAAATGGTGTACTTAAAATGGTTTCTGATAAAGATAATAAATTAAAACTAGTAATGGGTATACTGGAATCGCTCAATGGCTAAAAATGATTCAAGACTTCTTAGCGGTCGAGTAAAGACTAAGAGTGGAACTAGTTTAGACACTAGAAGAAGTGACTTCTTAAGTCTTGATAATGCCGAACCAAATCTCGGCAATCCAGATTCTGACCGTTATGTTCTTGCATCTTTAGCTGATGGAACACGTTTATTCCTAAACCTTAATAATGGTTTTATTGTCAATGCAGATAGTGTAAGTGGTGATGAAACAACTTTTTCTATTGATCCTTCTGGATTAGCAAATGCTGATGGTACTACACTCAGTGAAGTATTGGATGATTTAGATGCGTCTATTACTTTAGCTCTTAATTCTCTAGATTCTTCTAGTATTAAAAGTCTATTTTCAGCTGAAGGAAATATTAGTTATAATTCTAGTTTAGGTAGATTTTCTACTCCTGCAAGTGGAGTTGTATCAGGAACCTATGGTGCTGCTAACAAAATTCCTGTAATCAGCGTAGATAGTTTTGGTCAAGTTGATAGTATCGGTCTTGTTACTCCTACTACATCTCTTGGTGATACTGTTGATAGTATGTCATTCAATAATATCACTGGTATTATTACACTTACTACTGATGTGGCGTCATTCCCGGTTCAATTAGGTCTGGCTCCTTTTGATACTGATAGTCTTTCTGAAGGTTCATCAAACCTCTACTACACAACCGATAGAGTTGATTCCGACATTCTTTCTAAAGTCGATTCTGACTATGTTAGGGCAAGAGCAGATTCTGATTATATTAAATCTGTAACAGGTATTGACGCTGATACCTTAGACGGTTTACAGAGTATACAGTTCCTACGTTCTGACCAAGATGACAGTATGGCAGGAACTTTGTTTATTGATGATAGTCTTTCTGCTAATAATATCACAAGAAGAAATACTACAGTAATAGCTGGAACATATGGTTCTGGTTCTGCTATTCCTGTAATTACTGTAGATGGTTCTGGTTTTGTTGACAGTGCAGGAACAATTACAGTTGCAACTGTATTGAATACAATAGCAGAGACTGGAACAGGTTCAATCAACCTTTTGGACTCTTCTTTAGAGATTGCTGCTGGGGTTGGTATTGATACTATTGCTTCAGGTAATACTGTTACTGTAGAGATTGACTCTGCTGATCTTTATGCATACTTTAACCATGATGATTTCTTTGGTTTCGTTGCAAACGAACATATTGACCATTCTAGTGTTAATATTAATGCTGGTAAGGGTTTAACTGGCGGTGGAAACATTGCATCTGATGTTACAATTGATATTGACTCTGCTAATGTTCGTGCTATGTTTAGTGGTGGAACTGGAATAACCTATAACAACGGAACAGGTGCGTTTACAACTACTGATGGCGATATTGTTCATGACAACCTTTCTGGATTTGTTCTAAACGAACATATTGACCATTCTAGTGTTAGTATCACAGCTGGTGCTGGATTAACTGGTGGTGGTACAATAGCGTCTGACAGAACATTAAATGTTGTCGGTGGTGATGGTATCACTGCTAATGCAGATGAGATTGAAGTTACCGTTGATGGTTCTACAATTGAACTTTCTGCTACTGATGGTTCTGGTGCAGTTAGAGTAAAAGACGGTGGTATCACTAATACTAAATTAGAAAACAGTTCTTTAACTGTAGGTTCTACTAATATTGCACTTGGTGCAACTTCTACCACACTTGCTGGACTCACTCAGTTAGATATTGACAATATTCGTATTGATGGTAATACTATCAGCAGTACTTCTTCTGGAAATATGTTCATTGATCCACATCCTGAAGATAGTGCTGGAACATTGGTTATCTTAGGCGACCTTCAGATCAATGGCACAACTACTACTATTAATTCTGTAAATCTTTCTATCAGTGACAAGAATATTGTTCTAGCAGACTCTGCGATAAATGCAGCTCAAGCAACTGGAGCTGGTATTACAGTAGGAACATACGCATCTAATCCAACTATTACATATGATGGTGCTACTGATAGATGGGACTTTAATAGGTCTATTGAAGTAACAGGTGATATTGTCATGCCAGACAATTCCAAGATTAAGATGGGTACTGGCGCTGACCTTCAAATCTTACATAATGGCACTAATAGCCAAATCAACAACTATGTTGGTGCTTTACAAATTATTCAGAGAAAAGATGATAATGATGTTATCATTTATTCTGATGATGGCGCCGGCGATATAACTGAATATGTTAGAGCCGATGGTTCTACCGGTGAAACAATTCTTTCTCACTATGGTACAAATAAGCTTTCGACTAAAGTAGATGGTATTGAAGTAGCTGGTGATATTACTGTCAATGGTGATATTACTTTCAGTGACTCAGATAATATTGTTATGCCAGACAATTCTAAGATTAAGATGGGTACTGGTGCTGATCTTGAAATTTACCATGATGGTAGTCACAGTTATGTTGATGATCGTGGAACTGGTGATTTAAGACTTCGTGGTAATGGTTCTGTAAAGATTATGCAGTACAATAACAGCGAACAAATGGCAGCATTTAAGGTTAATGGGGCTGTAGAATTATATCATGATAATGTTAAGAAGTTTGAAACTAGTAGCACTGGTGTTGACGTAACAGGTAGTATTACTACAGATAGTGCTACTATTAACGGCGATTTAACAGTAGACACTGATACACTTTTTGTTGATGCTGCAAACAACAGGGTTGGTATCGGCACTGCTTCTCCTGCTGCTACACTAGATGCTAATGGTCATATGGCAATTGATACTGATAGTGGACAAACATCATCTATAAGTCAAACATCTATTGCAACATTTACTGCTGCTACTTTCTCTGGTGCTAAGTTAGTAGTTACCGCTAAAGATGAGTCTAATAGATATATTAGTGAACTTCTTATTACACACAACGGCACAACAGCTGTGGCAACAGAATATGGTCAGGTAGCAACTAGTTCTGCGTTAGCAACCTATGACGTAGATATTAATGGTGGAAATGTAAGATTATTAGCAACTCCAGTATCAACTAATCCAACTACATTTAAAGTTATGAAATTATTATTGATTGATTAATTTGTATAAATAAAGATATAATCGAATATGTGCCTATTGGGGAGAGTGAACCTTGGCGAATGATCAGGACTTTAAAGTCAAAAATGGCTTACAAGTCGGCGGAACTATTGCAGGTAATGGTTCTGGCATTACAAGAATTAAAGCATCTATGGATTCGTCCAATGGCGCACCTAGTGTTTCTGCTGGTGCTGACTCAGGTGAATTATTCTTTGATACTTCCCAAAATAGATTAGAGATTTGGAACGGAACAGAGTTTCTTCCTGCTATTGAAGAGTTGGACGCATTTGCTATTGTCCAGCCTGGACAGTTTGCAGTAGGAACAGGAACATCTACATATTCTCCACAATCTACAATTACTATTAAAAGATTAGATGCTACATTAGGAGCAGCAGGTAATGGTGATATTGTTTTTGAGATAAATAAAAATGGAACACCATTAGAAACATTTACAATTCCTACAGGGCAGACAACATTTTCTTCAGCGTTTGCTACTGCAACTTCAGTAACTTCTAGTGATACTATTAGAATGGATATTAATAATATCAATAGTAGCACTACTCACCAAGATTTAACAGTAGAAATATTCTACTCAACATAATAATAAAAGGTTAGAAATAATGTCAATTTTATCCTCCACCTTTAACTTAAGTGATAACGTGAAGTATATCAATGCTAAAATTGATACTACTCCGTCAGGTGGTGGCGCTCTAACTGGAACTGCTACCCTTCAAGATAAAAAAGATTTGATGCACATCATTCAGAGAGCAATTTCTACTGAAATTGATGACACTGCATCTAATCCTAAAACAAGACCCCTTGGATGGGAACGTTTTGACGGTATCTATGGCGGTTCTAAAAATGTAGGAACCTCTGCGGATATTATTGCTGATCCAGCTGGATATAATGATAGTGCAGTTTATGGGTTCTTAAGAGCAAGATGTTACGATTATGGAACTTCACCAAGAACTTCAGGTGATTCAAATGAAAACTACAAATATCTGAGACTTAAACTCTTTGAACGAGATGAGAAAACTCTTTTAGATAATGAATTTGATGATACTGCTAGAGACCCAAGATACACATCTTCTGACAATGTTTTGGTGATGAGATGGGATATGTTCTCTGACTGGAATTCTACCGTATTAGGTAATATGTTAGATTCAACAAGTGCCTTTGTCGATTCTGCTGCAATTAATGGTGGTATTAACATGGCAGATGCTGATGGATATGGTAAGACAGACGGTTCTTTGGCATATGAAGCACAATCTGAGATTTGGAATGGCACTCGTTTTGGTGGTAATACTAGTAAGTTAAATAAATTAGTAGCCGCAAACGGCAACACTTCTGCGGATGGTAACTCACCTATTATTGCTTCAACTGAGTCTGCAAATGGGGTTCTTCCTAGAGGAAACGCTATGCTGTATGATATCTACTATGATAGATATGCACAGACAGGATTTGGACATAAAGACCTAAGTTATAAAAACCAGTTTAACGAACTTACATTCAACATTGACGGAAACTTTACACTTTGGATGTTTGGTGATGGTGATAATGTAAGCACTAATGTAGACTCTTCACATGGAACAGATAACTTTAGAGGTGTAGACTCTGAAGGTGCGCAGGCTCGATATCTTGCTATGTTTGTAAATCAGGCACAAGATCAAGACCCTGAATTAAACTCTCCTTATAATACAGTAATGATGGTATCTGAATATAAGAAAGAGTTTGGTGAAGCTGCTCCTACAAATGAATTTATTCATAATGGTGTTAAGTTTAATGCCCATAGTTTGCTGATGAATAATGGTATGGCAACACCAAACTCGTTTAATTCAGCTGACTTTTACTCAATAAGCGACGGCACCATCAACACCGCTGGCAACGTCTCTCACCTGTCTTCTAACACTCAGAATACCCATAGGGCCCTTACCGTGATGCAGCACGGCACAACATATAGAAATACAGCTGGCACAATTGCGACTAGTAATGCCCTCACTAACTTTGGTAACTTTATTAGCACTGTTAATTTGTTCTCCAACGGCTATGTTGATATGGCTAATACTGCTAACCGTCGTGCTGATCACGGGTTTTACCATGATTTCGAACAAAACGATGAATATGGAGAAAAAGGTGATGGTTCTAGTTTATTAGATTTGGGTCATACTGTTACAGATGTTGTAGATGGGACTCGTCCTAGAATTGAGATTTCTGGAAATATCATGATGGGACCAAGTAGTTCTACTCATAATACATCACTGTCATCTGCGGGTGTTGCTTCTAACTCATCCCATTCTAATGTTAGAGACAAAAACTTAGGTAACTTCATAGTAAGAACTTTTAGCGGTAATACAGAAACTGAAAATGTTTCAAAGAATAACACTTATGGTGGATCAACTTATGCTGGATGGAATACTGCAACAAATGGAGCAGTTGCGATTGGTGATGGTGCAGAATTAGGTCAAGAACTTCACTGGTATGGTGCAGACGGTGCGCAGTTTATGCTTACTGAATACCCAACTAGAGTTTTAGGAACTGGATCAACTCCTAGAGGTTCTGGTAATACAGATCAACGTAAATTAGAAACTGCTGAGTCTATTAATAAGCATGATGCATATGGAACTCCACAATCAGGTAGACAGTATCTTTCTTCTACAAGACTTCATATGGGTTGGATGGGATATGTAGGGCATCTTAATGCTCAAACCTGTTATTCTTTGAATGAAGTATTCTATGGTTCTAGACATGGTATGTTTGGAGATAACAAAGGTCTTCAACCTATCGGTTCTTTGTCAGAACATATTCCCGGAAAATCTGATGTTCATAAGATAGTATCTTATGGTCCGGGTATTCCTATGGTAGCTAATATGCTCGACTCTAATGATGGTAATACATTAGTTGCTTCTGGAGATAGTGATAGACACTCGTTCCAAGAATTTCATCCTACTCCTGAACAGCAAGTAAACTATTCTGTTTACGAACCAATCCTTTCTGTAGGAAATATGAAAATGACAGCTGGTGGAATGTATAGTAAGTTTGGAGCCACGACTGCAAACACAGCAGGTTTTTCCGCCAACTTAAGTGAAACAAATGATGCGAATGCGTGGTTTGCAAATAATAATGCTAATTTCAACACACAAAATTTTGCTAGTATTATTGAAGCTGGAAATCCGGGCGGAACAGATAAAAAGTTATCAGCATTTGCTATGCTAGGTAGAACATACGGGTTAAAAATCTTTGGTCCATATAAGCATCATAAGTATAATTTCCTTGATGCAGTATCAATTCAAACTGATGATGATGGTTTCTATGCAGTCAATCCTACAAATTCAGTAGAACATTGGGTTGTTCCGATGAACCATACTCAAGCTGCATTGTTGCTGAAGAAGTAGTAGTAGTAAAGAGATGGGAATTCTTTTTGACTCAGATAACGTTCCATTTTCCATTCTCTATACTGAGAATGAAACTGCTGCACAGCAGAATGCTAGGTATACACAACCAGAAATTGGTTCTTTATCTTCCACTACTCTCCTAGTAGCACACTCAGGTGCAGGAGGAACTGCATCTGGAACTGCTGGTGTAGGTGGAAATGCTTCCTTTGATAATTCATTAGGAACAGGCGCTGCTTATTCTGGCGGTGCAGGTGGAGCAGGTGGATCATCTACTAATGGCGCTGGTGGCGGCGGAGCTGCTGGTTTTGCTGGAACAGGCGGTGCCGGAGGAACAGGAACCACAGCAGGAACAACCTCTAATGGAGGCGGCGGAGGTGGATATTCCACAGGTAAACTTCTATTGGGTGGAGGTGGCACCGGACTCTATGGTTCAGGTGTAGGATCATCTGGATCAGGTGGAGGTGCTAATACTGCTGGAGGCGGGGCTTTTGCTTTTGGTGATAGTGACTGGCAAGGTGGCGTAGACGGGTTTGCTGATAGTGATGGTGTTTTTGAACCGGAAATATCAGCATATTCTGCTACTTATTCATCTGGATTTACTACTCATGGTGGTAACACTGGCACAACGATTGATGTTTCTAGTTATACTACCACATATGTTTATATGTTTGGTGCAGGTGGCGGCGGTTCTGGGTATGTAGGTGCGCCTGCTAATACAGGGACAGGTGGTAATGGTGCATATATGCATGGAACACTTGACCTAAGTAATCATAATAGTATTACTGTAAAAATTGGATTAGGTGGTCCTGCGGCCGGTAACATTGGGTCACAAGCTAATGTTACTTCATCTGACACTAATGCAAGTACTGGTGGACGAGGTGGAGGTAGTGCGTCATATTCAGGTGGTGCAGGGGGTGGACTTACTTATATCTACTCAAACACCAATTCTGAGTACCTTGCAATTGCTGGTGGCGGCGGTGGGCAAGGTGGTACTGACCAATTTACTAATACCACTTCTCAATCTGGTGGTGATGCATCCACTAATGGGTCTGCTGGTGTGGCTGCTGTAAACCATACTAATGCTGGACAAGGTGGTACACAAAACGCTGGAGGCGCAGGAGGTGTAGGTAATGCTGTTACTGGTTTAGCTGGTAGTTCACTAAGCGGTGGTAATGGTGCTGTACCAACTAGTTCTAATGCTGGTGGTGCTGGTGGCGGTGGTGGTGGTTACTACGGCGGTGGCGGCGGTGGCGCCGGGTCCGGAGGGGCAAGTCAGTATGGTTCTGGTGGTGGCGGTGGTTCAAGCCTCGTGCCTACTGGTTGGACAGTAGGAAGCACATCAACATCACTTAGTTTAACTAACTTCAATTCTAGCAATATAGGTATAGGTGGTTCTGGAGTTACTACTGGAGCTGGCAATCCAGGCCTGGATGGTACAATCTTTTTTGAAGAACCGGATGATCTTGGCCAAGCAAGTCCTAGTCTTGGTTTAGGTTCATCTGGTAGATTTGGTGGTGGTGGTGGTTCTGCTGGTTCTTCAGAAACAAGCACTGGAGTTGGTGGTGCAACAGGTGCAGTGAGAATTATATATAAGACTCCAACTGGGTCTAATAGAACTAGAACAGTGATTAGTTCTTCAGGAACTACGACCTACACTTTATCGTAATGAGGAAATATAATGTTTTTCAACAAAAAACCTTTGATTGAAGTTAGTGCAACAAAAATGAATCGCAATCTCTTTGATGTTCCAAATCAATCTAAAAACTTTTTGCCTAATTGGATTAAAACAGTAAAGTTTAATATGTCAAAAGAAAATTCAAATAAAATGTATCCTAGTCAATCTGTAAGAGCGTGCATGCCTTTTATGGATGCTATGTCTGTAGGTTGGATTATTCCAGCTCCTTGGGATGTTTATTTTGAAGTTGAAAATTATGGCAAAAAAGTAAATTATGAATTTAGAAATCAAATTGAAGTATCACGGGGTATAGCTAATCCGCCTATCGAGCAACATAATCAGCAGCAAGTAGGTAAAAATAATCTTTACGCAAATTCCCCAATTTTAAAGTTTATCAATCCTTGGAAAATTACGACAAGGACTGGATATAGTACAATGTTTATTAATCCTGTAAATCATGGGAAGTCTTACATAGAATGTTTTGCTGGAGTAGTAGATACTGATAAGTATTCTAATTTGGTAAATTTTCCATTTAGAGTTTTAAATCCAGATAATAAAGAATCATATAATTTTATGATTAAAGCAGGTCATCCAATTATTCAATTCTTTCCTATTAAGAGAAAAGAGTCTTTTGGGGAATTACCTGTAAGAGACTTGACAGATAATGATGTAAAAGACCACATTCAAGTGACAAGCAATTACCACTATTATAAAGAAAAAATTCATGATGTCAAATCTTAATATAAATATTCAAAAATTATGTAGTGAAAATATTAACTTAGGAATATATAATGTTTAACCTATTTAAGAAAAAAGAACCATTGATTGAGTTTGTATCAACTGACCCTGCGTTTAGTTACATTCCAAGTCCAGATAACTCTCGTAAGTTTCTTCCTGATTGGATCAAGAAGATGAAAGAACAAACTGATGAAGGTATGCATGTAGCAATGCCAGCTAGGAAGTTAGATACTGTTCGTAAGTGTGTTCCTTTTCTAGATGCTATGAGAATAGGATATACTATTCCTGCTCCTGCTGATATGTATATTAAGGTAGGTAATTCAGGTCATGCTTATATTAAAGAAACTAGATCACAGATTAACTTAGCAGGTAATACTGTTGAACTTCTTTCTGAACATGATTCTAAACAATTGGGGCAAGGTCCATTTCGGGGATTGGCATTAAAGTTTAATAATCCTTGGAAGATTAATACCCGTGAAGGTTATTCATGTTTGTTTGTAAGTCCTATTAATTCTGGCAATAAATACTTCGAATGCTTTAGTGGTGTAGTTGATACCGATAATTATCAAAATGTTATTAACTTTCCGTTTAGGATTTTGAATCCTAATAATGAACAAGAGTATGAGTTTTATATTAAAAGAGGTGACCCTATTATTCAGGTTATTCCTTTTAAAAGAGAAGATGTATATAGTAAAGTAAATGTTAAGAATGCTAGTTCTTTAGAATGGAAAAAAGAGAATATTGACCACGACCTTGTAGCTGGCAATTTTTCTTGGTATCGTGACCACATTGTAGAGAAAAAGATCACTTTGGAGAAGTAAAGATAGATGGCCGTTTCGTTTCCATCAAATGCTGATTCTGCACAACTCGCAACCGATGGTTACAGCGAGGTAATTCTGCTATCTTCTGGAGGTTCTACAACCACAACATCTGCTACTACGGACTTTCTTCTTATTGGCGGTGGTGGTGGCGCTGGTGGTAGACATGCTGGTGGCGGTGGTGCTGGCGGTTATAAAACTTCTTGGGCTGGATCTGGTTCAGAATTGTCTGGTGGTACTCCCGGAACATTAAAAACCGCTCTAACTTTAAACGCCGGTACTGACTATTTTGTAACTGTAGGACGGGGCGGGCGATACGGGTTTGATGGCCATCGAGGTGTATCCGGTGTAACTAAAGGTAATGATACTTCTATTTCTGGATCTGATATTACTACTGTATCAGTTGACGGTGGTGGTTTTGGTGCCGGCGGTAATGATGAGCAGAGTACCGCCACCGATGCTCAAGGCGGTTCGTCTGGCGGTGCGAGCGCCACACTTTCAGCCACTGCACATTCGTTAACCGACGAAGGACATGCTGGTGGCGCTTCTGGTTCAACTGGCAATCCTTATGTCGGTGGCGGTGGTGGCGGTGCAGGTGGCGCAGGCCAGACTGGATATCAGAATGCTAGAGGCGGAGCATCCAGAACTTCTTCGATCACTGGTGCTTCTGTAGCAAGAGCTGGTGGCGGCGGCGGAGGCCAATTTTTATCTGGATATAGCTGGGTAGGAACCAACGGCGGAGGCGGTGCTGGTAATGGCACGATTGCATCTGGCAATGGTACATATGCCGGTGACGCTTTAGCCCACACTGGTTCCGGTGGTGGTGGCGGTGGTGGCGACTACTCTGCTGGTGGTAATGGTGCTTCGGGTATCACCGTCTTTAGAATACCTAGCACAGTAACATACAGCGCTTCTCAATTGGCAAGTGATGTAAGTTCTACTAGTAACTGTACAGCAACATATTCAGCAGCCGCTGATGGATCAGGGGACCACGTTATCACGTTTACTATTGCTGATGCGACCGGCGGTAATATTTCTAGCGGCTCTGGTACTAGTGCAACTAACCGAGGTTCTTCTGATGGTACAGCTACTTGGACTCCTACGATATCTACAACAACTACTACTAGTCCTACTACTTTTACTATTCCTGCGGGTGTAGACTCAGTTAGTATGGTTGCTATTGGTCCGGGTGGCGGTTCAGGTGGTTCTAACGGTTCTAATGCTGGTGGTGGCGGTGGTGGCGGTGGTCTATCATGGATCAACTCTGTTGCTGTATCTGAAGGTTCTACTATTACTCTTACAGGTGGTGTAGGTGGTATAGGTGGCGATTCTGGAGGGGCTGATGGTGATTCTGGAACAGCATCTACAGTCTCTTTGTCATATCTAGGACCAATTAGTTATTCAGGAGTTGATATAAATCCATTTAATGATGTATTATTGACCGGAGATTCTGCTACTGGTATTCTGACTGCACGTTCTAATAGAGGAACAGATAGTGATGTAATATCTGCATTAGGACAATTAGATTCTATAACAATTGGTTCTGGTAGATTGACAGTATTTGGAGTATTTACAAACTCTATTGGAACTGCATTACAGTCCACTATTACTAATTCTCCATATATAGATTCAAATGGCAACTCTACAGTAGGTGCTACTGATCCAAATGATGTAAGAGGATATGGTCCGGGTGGCGATGAACTCAAGCAAGTTATCATTAGAAGTCGTGCTGGTGATACGATTACACCAGTATAATAGAGATATGACATAGGAGTATATTAAAATGTCTCTCACACTAACGCAAGAATTAAAAGAAATTGCGCAAGGAAGTATGAATACTGCTACTCGAAAAGAGTATATGTATGCCATGCGAAGAAATAATAAATCCGTTAAAAAGCAAGCTATGACTTATGCTAGAAGCGGTTTTGATATTGGAAGATCATTTGTAGGTGATTCTGGAGAGGCATGGGTTTTCGTAAAGTGCTATGACAAACCAGTTTTGAATGAACTTCTTGACAGTTCACAAATCTTCTTGGTCAATACTAAAGGTAGTGGTGGAATTCCATCTCCATATAAAGTACCCGGTGCAGATGATGCATGGCTAGCAATGAGTGATTCCGATCGTGCTAATGCACCACTAGTTGATTCTAGTCTAGACTCTTCAGATTGATAAATATATAATAAATGTAGTCATCTAAGGAAAAGACATGGCCAAACCAAGTACAAGAGACCAACTCATAGATCACTGTCTAAGAAGACTTGGCGCACCTGTCATTGAAATCAACGTAGATATTGATCAGTTAGAAGATAGAACTGATGATACACTCCAGTTGTATCAGGAGTATCATTCTGATGCAGTAGTCAGAACTTTCCTCAAACATCAAGTAACATCTACTGATATTACTAATGGTTATATTACTGTAGACGATAGTATCATCTATATTAAGAAACTGTTTATGGTAAAAGGTTCAGGTAACTCTGCTGGAATGTTTGATATTAAGTATCAAATGTCCTTGAATGATATCTATGATTTGAATACCTATATTGGTGATCTCGCCTACTATGAGCAGACCAAACAATATCTTGCCTTGTTAGATGCTCAGCTGACTGGTTATCCACATATTGACTTTAATAGACACCAGAACAGAGTATACATTCACGGTAAGTTTGCAGAACAGGATATTATTGAAGGTGAGTATATTGTCTTTGAAACATTCAAGACTGTAGACCCTGAAACTCATACAGATGTATATAATGATTTGTTTGTAAAAGAATATCTTACACAGGCTATCAAACAGCAGTGGGGAGCAAACCTAATCAAGTTTGAAGGTGTGCAACTTCCGGGTGGTGTTACCTTAAATGGTAGACAGTTGTATGATGATGCTACTCAGGAAATGTTGCGGTTAGAAGATAAACTGCGTAATACATATGAGTTGCCTGTTGACTTTTTTGTAGGATAGGGTATAATGGCAACTAATCTTTACTTTAGTCAATCAGTAAAATCAGAACAAGATTTATACGAAAATATTGTTATCGAATCTCTCAAGATGTATGGGCAAGATATATTCTATATGCCTAGAACACTTGTAGCAGAAGATAAAATCTTTGGTGAAGATGTTGCATCTAAGTTTGAAGATGCTTACCAGATTGAAATGTATCTGGAAAACATTGATAACTTTGATGGAGACCAAGAACTCTTTAGTAAGTTTGGTGTAGAAATCAGAGACAGAGCTACACTTCATGTTTCTAGACGTAGATGGCAAGAAGTTGCCTTTGACCATTCATCTTCACAGAGCAGACCAAATGAAGGTGACTTGATCTTCCTTCCATTATCAAATCAAATCTTTGAAATCATGCGAGTGATTGATGATCAACCATTCTATCAGTTATCTAATCTTCCAACATTCCGTATAGAGATTGAACTGTTTGAATACAATGATGAAGACTTTGATACTGACATTGCACAGATTGATCAGATTGAACAGGACTATGCTTACCAGTATATCCTGACTCTATTTGATAGTGCCTATGATAGTGATGCATTACAAATAGGCACAACTATCCAGCAAAGTCTTGCTAACAACGTTACACTCTCTGCTGAGATTGCTAAGTGGAATGATAGTTCCAATGAAATATCACTTGTCCATCTTGGAGCAGATGATGGTAAGTATCATGTCTTTACAACGGGTAGTGTTTCGAACATCTTCTCAACTGGTCTTGGCACCGATAGTGCATCTTACACTGTAATTTCTACCAGAGAAAATAATCAAATTCAAGTAACACAACAAAATGATATCTTTGAAACTGAAGGTGATAATATTATTGACTTTAGTGAAGGTAATCCGTTTGGAGAGGTGACATAAAATGCTAAATCAGCACTTCTACCATGAAAAGATTCGTAAATGCGTAGCTGTATTTGGAACACTATTTAATAATATTTACTTGGTTCGTAAAGACTCTAGTGGTAGTGCTATCAGTCAAATCAAAGTCCCACTAAGTTACTCTCCAAAACAAAAGTTCTTGGATCGTATTCGTGAAACAGGAGATTTGACTGATGAGAAATTAGCAATCAAACTCCCTAGAATGGGATTTGAAATGTCGTCTCTTTACTTTGATCCTACTAGACAATTACCTAAAACAAATAACTTTACAGAAACTGTTGTTTCAGATAACAATAAAAAGACTAAGTTCTTTACTGCTGTTCCCTATATTCTAAACTTTCAATTGAATATTCTGGCAAAGACAAATGAAGATGCTGTTCAAATACTTGAGCAGATTATACCTTTCTTCAATCCTACCTTTACTATTACTATGAAACAGTTTAGTGATTATCCTAATATCAAAGAAGATATTCCTATTTCTTTGATTGGTATTTCTTTTAGTGATGATTATGAAGGTTCATTAGAGAACAGAAGAACTATCATATATACATTAGACTTTGAAATCAAAACTAACTTCTATGGTCCGATTGCAGATAGTTCTATCATCCGTAAGGCTATTGTTGACTTCCGTGATCCAGACATTCCAACTGTAGGTTCTTACAGTCTTACAGATTCAGACAACTTGTTTGAACGCATTATTATTGAACCCAATCCTTTGAATGTAAGTCCTGATAGTGACTATGGATTTACTGAAACATTTATTATTCCGGGTGAAGGGGACAGTGTATAATGACTAGTAGTATTGTGCCAAAGAGAGATATTCCTGAGAGTGTTCATTCTAGTTATGATGAAGACCTAGACCTTATTCGTTCTACTCTTAGGTCTCTTCTGCACTCAGGTGAAGAAGGTCTGAGAATGGCACAAGACTTGGCAGAAGAGTCTGAACATCCCCGTGCTATTGAAGTCTTGACAGGGATGATTAAACAACAAGCTGATAATGCACATGCACTATTAGCAATGCATAAAAAACACCAAGAGATTAATGTTACTCAAACTAAAGGTAATATCGGTGATGATACCAAATCTCTTACACAAAATGTATTTGTAGGTTCCACAGCAGAGTTACAAAAAATGCTGCGGGGCGATGATAATGAAAAGGTAATTGATAATGTATATGACAGAACTGACCAGAGGAATATTTAAACTCCTTAAAAGACTCATTGGTGAGTCTAGTGTCCTACTAGCAATAATTTATACTATTGGGCATATTATTATTGCTACAATCTGTAACTGGTTAATTACAGGTGCAGCTATGGAGTTAGCAGCATTAGATGCTATTATTGAACCAATCATTAATGGTTTCTGGTTCTATGCACTTCATAAATTAGCAAAGAGATATTTTAAGAGTGAATGAAACTTACCTCGGTAATGCACAGGTCAAGAAAGATGGTGTGCAGCAGGGATGGTCTAAAGAAGATATCCTAGAATATCAGAAATGCATGACTGACCCTGTATACTTTGCTGAGACTTACGGCAAGGTAATTAACCTTGATGAAGGTCTAACACCTTTCAAGATGTATCCTTACCAAAAAGAAATGTTTAAGCATTTTGAAGATAATAGATTTTCTATTGTTCTTGCCTGTAGACAGTCTGGTAAGTCTATCAGTTCGTGTATGTATATTCTTTGGTATGCATTATTTCATCCTGACCAGACTATTGCTGTGTTAGCAAACAAAGGTGCAACTGCTAGAGAAATGCTTTCTCGTATTACTCTTGCACTAGAAAATGTTCCTTTCTTTTTACAACCCGGCACTAAAGCACTAAACAAAGGTTCTTTAGAGTTTTCAAATAACTCTCGTATTATTGCAGCTGCTACTTCTGGTTCATCTATTCGTGGTCTGTCTGTAAACCTTTTGTTCCTAGATGAGTTTGCATTTGTAGATGATGCTGCTACCTTCTATACCTCTACCTATCCTGTAGTATCATCCGGTAAAACTTCTAGAGTTATTATTACTTCTACTGCTAATGGTATTGGTAATATTTTCCATAAAATTTATGAGGGTGCATTACAGTCCACAAATGAATTTAAACCCTTCAGAGTGGACTGGTGGGACGTTCCGGGACGTGATGAAGAGTGGAAGAAGCAAACCATATCTAATACCTCAGAGTTACAATTTCAGCAAGAATTTGGAAATACGTTTTTTGGAACAGGTAATACACTTATCTCTGCTGATGCACTAATGAATATGAAGGCTGCATCTCCACTTGCTGACCTTGGTAATGTTAAAGTCTATGAAGAACCTAAGAAGAACCATGACTATATTATGACAGTAGATGTTGCTAAAGGTCGTGGACAGGACTATTCTACATTTAATATTATTGATATTTCTACTAATCCTTTTAAGCAAGTTGCTTGTTATAGAAACAATATGATTTCACCTATTCTTTTCCCTGATATTATTCATAAGTGGGCAAAGAGATATAATGAAGCATATGCTATTATTGAATCTAATGATGCAGGTTCTGTAGTTGCTAATGGACTATACTATGATATTGAATATGAAAATGTTCATGTAGAGTCAATGATCAAAGCTGGTGCTATTGGTATGACTATGAATAGAAAAGTCAAACGTATCGGTTGTTCTAACCTTAAAGACTTGGTAGAAGAAAAGAGACTTGAACTTATAGACCTAGACACGATTAGTGAATGTTCTACATTTGAAGCAAGAGGTAATTCTTTTGAAGCATCTGATGGCAACCATGATGACCTAGTAATGAACTTGGTTATGTTTGCATGGTATGTTGGCAGTGAAGCATTTGTCAATCAAACTGATATGACAATAAAACAAATGCTTTATGAGCAGCGCAATAAAGAGATTGAAGACGATATTGTCCCTGTAGGTATCATTGATGATGGTGTAGACAGAGACGAAACAGAAGTAGTTGGAGGTGATGTTTGGACCTCAGAAAGAACAGAAATGTTCTAAGATCAGATATTTATAAATAATATCGTGTTTTGAAACTACCTTATTATGGATAACTTATTATTAATCCAAACGAAAAAGAGGAAGACTCATGGCTTTTTTCACGCCTTCTCTGTCTCCAGCTGTAGTAACCCGTGAGATTGACCTCACAGGGTATGTGCCAAATGTCGGAACCACCACAGGTGTTTTCGCAGGTAACTTCCGTTGGGGTCCAGTAGATGTACCAACATATGTGTTTAATGAAGCAGACCTTGTAGAGAAATTTGCTTCTCCTGACACCAATAATTCAGTGGACTTCCATTCCGCTGCATACTTCTCAAAATATTCTGATCAACTTTTAGTAATTCGTGCCTTAGATAGTGGTTCTTCCACAGCACTTAATGCATACCATGTCGATACTGTTTCCAGTTTTGCCAACGCTGTAGGTTCAACTAGAGACTCCAATGCTCCTGCTATTCTTAACGAAGCAGACTTTGACAATAGACGTGGAACTGTGCTGGATACTGCTTCTAAAGGTTTCCACGGGTTCTTAGCAAAGTATCCGGGAACTTTGGGCAACTCTCTTGACATTCAAATCTGCCCATTTAATGCTGGTGCAGATTCGGCATTTACGTCTTGGGGACTTGTAAATAGTTTCAACGAAGCTCCTGCTACATCTCCTTTTGCAACAGGCAAAACTGCTACCAACGATGAAGTTCATGTTGCTGTAGTAGATAGGGATGGCGAGTTTACTGGAACTAAAGGCACTGTTCTTGAAGCATTCCCATTCGTATCTTTGGCATCTAATGCAAAGAACGCAGATGGTTCTACCAACTACATTGCAGATGTAATCAACAATCAGTCTTCCTATGTATGGCTTGCTGATGCTGCTAACATTGACTCTGACTATAGAGTTGCTGGTGCTGGCACAGATGCTGATACAAACACTGATTTTGCATTGACTACAGACAGGCAGATAGTAAAGATTGTTAGTCTTGCTAATGGTGCAAATGCTCAATCTTTAGGTGCTGGTGCTTATGCTACAGCATTTGATAAAATCGAAGATGCTGATGCATATCAGGTAGACTTCTTGATTGCTCCGGCAGTTAGTGGTGGCACTGATACTGCTCAAAATACAAAAGCAGATGCTATCATTACAGACTTGAATAGCATTGCTGCTACAACTCGTAAAGATTGTATCGTAGTTGCGTCTCCACCTAAGCATGCAGTAATCAATACTACAACTCCTGTAACAGATACTATTGCATTTGCAAATACACTTCCTTCTAGTTCTTACACCTTCTTGGATAACAACTGGTTGAAAGTATTTGACAAGTATAACGACGAATACATCAATATTCCAGCTGCTGCGTCTACTGCTGGTCTGATGGCACAGTCTGACTTTAATACTGCTCCTTGGTTCTCACCAGCTGGTCTGAGAAGAGGACAATACTTTGGTGCTGTAGATATTGCACATTCTCCTGTAAAGGCAGAACGTGACAGACTCTACAGAGCAAACGTAAACCCAATTGCTAACATTCCGGGTTCTGGTATTACTTTGTTTGGTGATAAGACCATGCTTCGTAGACCTTCTGCGTTTGACCGTATTAACGTTCGCCGCTTGTTCCTTACTCTTGAAAGAGCAATCTCCCGTGCTGCTAAGTCTGTTCTCTTTGAATTCAACGATGAATTTACAAGAGCAGAGTTTGTAAACATTGTAGAACCTTTCCTGAGAGAAGTAAAAGGTCGCCGTGGTATCACTGATTTCAGAGTTATTTGTGACGAAACAAACAACACACCTGAGATTATTGACCGCAACGAATTCATTGCTACTATCTTCATCAAACCTGCTCGTTCTATTAACTACATCACACTTAACTTTGTGGCTGTAAGAACTGGTGTGGACTTTGAAGAAGTAGTTGGTCTGTCATTCTAAACCGCTTAACTAAGGAGATATAAAAGATGGCTATTTTAGGAGTCGATGACTTCAAAGCAAAACTGAAAGGTGGCGGTGCTAGACCTAATCTATTCAAGGCAACGATCAACTTTCCGGGTTACGCAGGGGGTAACGTAGAACTTACCTCGTTTATGTGTCGGGCAGCTCAACTGCCCGGTTCTATCATGTCTGAAATCATTGTGCCTTTCAGGGGTCGTGAACTTAAGATTGCTGGGGACAGAACATTTGATGTTTGGTCACCAACGATTATTAACGACACTGACTTTGATGTAAGAAATGCAATGGAACGTTGGATGAATGGGATTAATGCTCACTCTGACAACAGTGGTCTTACTAACCCTGTAGACTATCAGGCTGACTTGATTGTAGAACAACTAGATAGAGATGGTTCTACACTTAAGACTTACAACTTCCGTGGTTGTTTTCCTACTAACATTGATCCAATTGACCTGTCCTACGATCCAGCGGCAGCTATTGAGGAATTCGGTGTGACTTTCCAAGTCCAGTACTGGGAATCCAACACAACTTCCTAACAGAAGTGCTAAATAGGGGGGAGAATGAACTCTCCCCTATTATTATATTTGGAGACATGTTTTGGCAGACGATAATAGTTTAAAACTCTTTGGGTTTGAAATCTCTAGAGCAAAAAACGAAAAGAAAAAAGAACAACTACCGTCTATTGTACCACCATTAGATGATGATGGCGCAGGATATGTCACTGCGGCCGGAAGCCATTATGGTTCCTATGTTGACTTGACTGGTGAGCAAGCAAAAGACGATAAAGATTTAATTAGACAATACAGAACAGTTGCAATGCATCCTGAAGTAGATGCTGCTGTTGAAGATATTGTTAATGAAGTTATTTCAGGTGAAGATGATATTGTTGAACTTAATCTTGATGAAGTAGAAACTACTGATTCTATTAAGAAGCAAATCAAAGAAGAGTTTGATGGTCTCTTAGGTATGCTAGACTTTAAGAACTATGCACATGATATCTTCCGTAGATACTATGTTGATGGTCGTGTCTATCACCACTTAGTAGTAGACCCTAAGTCACCGCAAAGTGGTATTCAAGAAGTTAGACCTATTGATGCTACAAAGATTCGTAAAGTAAAAGAAGTCAAAAAAGAAAAAGACCCTGCTACTGGTGTAGATATTGTCAAGAAGGTTGATGAGTATTTCCTTTACTCTGATACTAACCAAACAAGATTTGCCAGTACTATGAAGGGTGGGACTACTGTAAAGATTTATCCTGATGCTATTAGTTATGTTACTAGTGGTATGCTAGACTCTACTCGTAAGAAAGTTGTATCTTACTTACATAAAGCACTGAAACCTATTAATCAGTTGCGTATGATGGAAGATGCTCTGGTTATCTACAGATTGTCCCGTGCGCCTGAAAGACGTATTTTCTATATTGATGTAGGTAATATGCCTAGAGGTAAAGCTGAGCAATATCTTAAAGATATTATGACTAGATATAGAAATAAGATGGTCTATGATGCTAACACAGGTGATCTTAAAAATGATTCTAAGCATATGTCTATGCTGGAAGACTTCTGGTTACCTAGACGTGAAGGTGGTAGAGGCACAGAGATTTCTACACTCCCCGGTGGACAGAACTTGGGTGAGATTGATGATATTATTTACTTCCAAAAGAAACTCTATAAGGCACTTAATGTTCCTGTAAGTAGACTTGATCCAGAGCAAGGTGGTGGTGGTATTCTTGGTAGAACTACTGAGATTACTAGAGATGAGTTTAAGTTCCAAAAGTTTGTAGACAGACTGCGTAGAAGATTTGCAGACTTGTTCTATAACATTCTTAAGAAACAACTTCTTCTTAAAGGTATTATTACCGAAGAAGATTGGGAATCTTGGAAGAATGATATTACTGTAGAGTATATTACTGATAACTACTTCACAGAACTTAAAGATGCTGAGATTCTAAGAGAACGTGTAAATATGCTGAGAGACTTAGAACCTTATGTTGGTGTATTCTATTCTAAAGAATGGACTCAAAAGAAAGTATTGATGTTATCTGATGATGACATTAAAACAATGGCAGATCAGATTGATAAAGAAAAGAAATCTGGTGAAATTGAAGAACCAGAACCCGAAGAATAGAATCTTATAAATAATATTACGAAATTTTTATTGAGGCAATTAAATGACTGAAATCGTTGATTTTTTAAATAATGTTACAACAAAGAACTTTGTAGAGGCTGAAAAGCAGTTTGCAGAGTTAGTTAATGATAGACTTACCTCTCGTTTAGATGATGAGAAGGTCCGTGTTGCCAATTATGTTTTTAATAATGTTACTGATGCTGAACTAGAAGATGAAGTAGAATTATCATCCGAACAAGAATATTCAGAAGTAGAAGCAGATGAAGACATTTAAAGAATTTAGTCTCAACATTGCCCCTAAAGGTCATAAGATTGTTAAGGTCTTAGACACTAAGGGTGGTGAAGTCATGATTACTAAGAAAGATAATACTTTCCATATCATGTATGATAACCAGACTGTTGACACTGAAGAGAACGAACGGGAGGCTATGAAGTCTGCCCGAAATTTTGGACAAATGATGAGTAAGGGCAAACTCGGTGGAGCAAGCTCTTCTAAGTTAGGCGGCAAAAGAATTGGACAAGGTGGAATTTTCAAATGAAACTGATTACAGAACATACAGAAAATGTTGAATATATTATCGAAGCCAAAGAAGGCGGCGGTAAGAATTATGTAATCGAAGGTATTTTTGCCCAAGCTGAACAAAAGAACCGAAATGGTAGAATTTATCCAAGAGCAATCTTGGAGAATGCAGTTTCTAAGTATGATACAGAACAGGTGCGCACACAACGTGCAGTAGGTGAGTTAAATCATCCAGCTGGTCCTATCATTAACTTAGATAAAGTATCCCATCGTATCACCGAACTCAAGTGGAACGGTAATGATGTGATGGGTAAAGCGCTTATCCTTGACACACCTAATGGACAGATTGTTAAAGGTCTCTTAGATGGTGGAGTTAAGCTAGGTGTTTCGACTCGTGGTATGGGAACTCTTGAGCAGAGAAATGGTGTGAACATGGTCGGTAAAGACTTTGTTCTTAGCACTGTAGACATCGTGCAAGACCCTTCTGCACCGTCAGCTTTCGTTGATGGGATTATGGAAGGTGTAGAGTGGATTTGGAACAATGGTGTTCTGGAAGCTCAAGAACTTGAAAAAATTGAGACTGAAATTAATAATGCTTCTAGGTCTGACCGTTCTGCGGTTGAGATTCGGGAGTTTAAAAATTTCCTCTCTAAGATTAATCTTTAATAGGAGATAGAAATGTCCGATCAAGAAATGTATGAAGACATTGAATCTGTTGAAGAGATTATTGAGGAAGAAACTTCCGAAGAATCTGTAGAAGCAGAAGAAGTGTCTGAAGCAAAAGATGGAGTAGAAACTCCAGCGGCTGCTATCGCTTCTGTTGACGCTGCTGCTAAGGCAGTCAAAGGCAAAGCATCTGTTCCCGGTGGGGAAGCAAACAAGGGTGACCAAGTTGCTGACAAAATGCCCGGAACAAAAGCAGGCATGATCAATGCTATGTATGGCGAAATGAGTAAGATGAAGAAGTCTGATCTTCAAGCATCTTATGGTAAAATGATGAATGCCATGAAAATGAAAGAAGATGTAGACGCAGAAGATTTTGATACAGATGAAATTCATGAAAAAGTTGCAGCAGTAAATGTTGATGTAACTGCTGACATGAATGCTCTGGTAGAATCTGAAGCAACTCTCTCTGAGACCTTTAAAGACAAAGCAGCAGTTATCGTAGAAGCTGCCGTTAAGTCTAAGGTGTCTGAGGAAGTATCTCGCATCGAATCTGAACTTCA